CCGTATAACCCTGATAGTCCGTCAATGCTGTCGGGGTTACGAAAAAGTTTTTATTTCTCAAAAAGTAATCAAAACTAGTTAGCGAAGTCAGCACCTGCGGATAGTCGGGCGATACGGCAAAATCAAGCGTGGTTGTACCGTCTGTGATTGTACCAACTACCGAAACTCCTGCGGTAAACGTCGATGCCGGAAACGTCAAATAGACATGGTCGGAATATGCCGTTATCGTTGATAATGTTGCAGTTATATTATTTGCAGATATTGATGTTCCCGCTATTGTCAACGATGCGCCAGCCGTAAATGCCAAAGACGAAATTCCATCGATACGAAGTGATGCGGTTCCAAATACTGCTTTTTTACAGAGCGTCTCGCCGTAGATTTGGAGATCGACTGTCGCGGCGTTTATCGTGTTGCTCAAGGTCGGCGCGTTTCCGAGCGCAGTTTTTATTTTTCTCGTCATTAAAGTGATAAATCCCATGTCGCACCTCTACACGTTTATTGGCTGGACTCTTACGGTACAGGTTGCGCCGTCGACTACTTCTGTGGCGACTATTTTTATCATGTCGGGAATGGCAACAAATAACTTCATACGCGAAGCCGTTAAGTTGCCTGTAGTAAGTTGGCTATCGGCGTTATCGTAGATATCCATGTATGTTCCGCTTCCGTCAAGTCTGCCTTGAATGTCGAATTTCCATGTACCCGTACCGGTGATTAAAATGGACACCAGGACCGCGTTTTTACCCTTGCAGTCTATTTGCGCGGATGTTGCCGTGGCCGAAATTGCACTGTGTGCCGTTATGACATTACCTTTATAAACATTGTCTAATTGAAAAATGGATCCGCTCATTTTTTGTCAACTCCTTTCAAGGTTCTTTTCTTTCTTGGTTTTGGCCTTGCTTGCTTTTTCGGCGTCTCAGGCTTTGCCGCACCGCACTGTTCTTCGGTTTGCGGTAATCCGGTTATTTTTAATAGCAATTCTTGTATATTGAACAGAAGTTTTTCCTCCGTGCTCATTCTATTGTCTGGTTTAATATCAAACATAATTTCACCTCAAAAGGGGACCGAAGTCCCCCATTATAGAGCATTGATCTGTGCCTGCAATTTTCCTAACGCAATTAATACCGTGTCTGTTTCGGTAATTGCCGCATTCGTCGCTGTAGATAATCCTGTCAATGCCGCAGACCTTACTTGTGAGTCTGATGCACGAACCAATGTGCCGCCAGTATTGTTTAATGTGTTGTCGATGGATGCGTCACTTCCGCCGACCAAAGACGTAATATCCGCATATAAAGTTGCGCCAGTTTTAAGGTTGATTGTATTTCTTACGGCGTACATTGAAAAGAATTCTGCTACGGAACCCGTTTCCAGATTAACGGTGTTGCTGTCAACGCATGAACAACCAGGGCAGAAATAACTATCTGTTACCGTTACCGTGTTAGATACATATGCACCGCCGGTCAGCCCCGCGAAACCTTTTATGCCGGTTATGTTTATCGTGTTGTTCTGCCAGAGACTATCGTCGCCAGTGACCTGTATGTAAGAGTCGTTTTTCTCTGCCGTAGTTCCCGTTGCCGTTACGTTCAGCGTTGCGCCGGACATACGCGTCTCTTTGAATTCGAGCAAAAATGCCCGACACGTGATTGATTGATCACCGAACCGTCTTTTATGTGGACATATTGGATGCAAAGATGTTGCGAAGTTGATGTTACCGTACCGGTATATCCCGCGCCCTTTGACGCTCCGTTACCGGAAATAGTCAGATAGTCTGCGGATAAAGTCAAATTACCCGTATATGGCAAGCCGAGTTTAACGCTGATTTCGTAAGTGTTTGTAGCCGAACTGTCTGTGATGGAGTCGTGCGCGTCTTGCAGGCTTTTATATGGATATAGTTCGGTTCCGTCTTCTGTGTAAGTATCTGTACGTCCGTTATCAACATAGATTGTGTTAGACGGTTGAGTGAGCGAAGTCCCGGCATTGTATAATGTACCGTTTGCATCGGCTATTTTAATTTCGCTTCCAACAGGTCCGGCATATACTCCTTCTTTGCCTGATGGCTTAGCCCAATGAGAATAATTTCCCATAATGCGCCCTCCCTTCTTTTACAGCCATTCCATTGTAACGGTTATTGTACCGAGCGCATACGATGTTGCCGCGCCAGAAGCGAGTTTAAGGCAAAGAGCATCACCAGCCGCCAGCGTACCAGCCGCCGTTGTAACTGCCGTTGCTGTAACTGGCGTGTTTGCCGTGCTCTGCAAGTCCCACGCCGCAACAAGCAATTCGTCGCCGGCGCCGGGGGCCTCGCCGGTGTTGAGTTTTTCAATCTGCAGTGTTCCGGCCTGTCCGGCTACGGTAACATGCCTTTCGTAAGCAGAAATGATCTTGCAAGCCGCCGGTGCGATAAAGAACGTTTTCGCTACGTCTGCCGCCGCAACTTGCGGATAGGTTACTGTAAATCTGGAACCTTTCAAGAACTGCCCGTACAAATCCAAATCTCCAACGACATAAAACGTGTTTGCCGACGCGTCCCACATGAAGTATTTTCCCGTGGTATCGCCAAACGCCTTTACGTCGTGACCTTTTGTGTCTGCGCCAAAATATGAACGTTTAAATCCGAAATTTCTTCCGTAATTAGATGGTTTTCCCATGTCTACACACTCCTTTCAAGAGTAAATAAGGGCGCCAGTTAGTAGGTCGCTGGCGCCCTACGTTTGTTATGCGGGGTTGTTGCCGTAGCACCAGAAGAAGTTCGTCCAACCAATGTCCCATCTTCCGACGGATTTCCAGGACAGCATTTCTGTATTGAAATCTCCTGCGGCAAGTGCGCCGTCACGTTCGAGCTTTCTTGGATCTTGGCGCATGAACCAGTTAAGACCAGCACCGCCTTTCATGAGTTTTTCGTTTACAAGGAACCATTTCTTTCCCTCAATCAGAGGATGGATAATAAACTTTGTACCCTTGTAAATGTTCTTGGTGTTGTCGGCGGTAAACGCTTCTTGGTCAGACCCGAAAAGCTTATTGCATGTGTCTTCCCAATATTCTCCGGCGATTACCAGGTCGCCTTTTACCAGCATTTTGTCGCCACGGTCGTTGACCAGGCTGCGCAACGCCAAACGAGACGTTTCCATGCCATCATAAGAAATGTCATTTGTCCCGGAGTTGCTTTGTGCCGATGCGCTCGGTATGGTTTTGTGCGACGCAGAGCAAAGCGCGGCGGAATCGGGGCCAACAACATCTGTGCTGAAGGCCTGATTAAAGATTTCTGCGCTGTCGTACTGAAGCGTTGCGAGAACGCCGTTGGCGATAGTGCCTATTCTTGCCTTGATCGCCAGAAACTCTCTGTCTTCAGCCATATTCTTGTCGATCTGCAAGCCTGTTGAATATTTCTTTGCCCGGTACTGCTTTTCGTAGCCCTTTATGAGGGTGTCGTACGCCACGGAACCTGTCCACGGTGCCATTCTTCCGGCTGCGCCGACAGTGAAATCGGTAAACTGTGCCGTTTCGTCTTTGATCACGTTATAAAGCATGGGTATGTAGTCGGTTTCGTCTTGAAAATATGCATCAAACGTTTCTCTGATATTGCCTTCAAGATTTGCAAACTGTTGTTCTGTTAAAGCCATTTATCTCACTCCTTTCCGTTAAGACACGTTCGCATGGCGTTCAAAGGTCACGCGAATTTCCATTGCGTCCGGGTTGGTATCGTAAATTCTCAGAACGTTTCCGCCGATTGCGTCCCAATCAGGGTTCATGGAATCGCTATCGAGGTCGTATCCGAGGTAATCCTCTGCCATATATCCCGGGCAAAGCTGAATGGTATCGCCAGATGCCAGCGCCGCCGGTAATGTTTCGGCAAGAGTGAGCGTCCCGGATGATCCGGTCGAGTCAGAAATCTTCACAAGCTTACCAACAAGTGAAGAGTCCGCCGCGCAAGTTATAATTTTGATTGCGCCGCCGATCCAGAAATTATCTGTCTGCGGCACGATGCTGGAGTCTACCGCCGTTGTGGTGCTGCCACCGGTAAGGGTGTAAACCTTCGAGCATTTATACTTGAAAATGTCGTAGGGGGAAGCCTCCACAATGTCGATCTGTGTTACGCCGTCACTTGCTGCTTTTTCTACGGCAGATACGCCAAAAATTGGATCGTCAAAATCTGTCGGCGCAGTAATGGGCGCAATGCCAGTTCCCTGCGTGTAGATGATCGGCTCACCCTGCTCGATTGCAGTCGCATCGGCTACGTAACACTTTCTGATATTAGGGTTTTTATGTCCGGCCTTATTTCCGGACCAAGCGAATCCTTTCATAAAATTCATCCTTTCTTTTTTTCTTTTGTTATGCGTTCGGCTATTTTCTTTGGATCGTTTCCGAACACATTTGCCATTCCAAAGTCAACGTCGGAATAATCAACGGCGCCCTTGGTGGTGTCACTGCCGCCGGTTAATCCTCTGTTTGCTCTGTCTTGCACGTTGGCGAGGGTTTGCTTTTCCGTCTGCCCTTTTGATTTACTGATAAGGTCTTTGATGTTTTGCCCTACGAGGAACCTATAGGCAGTACCTACGTCTACAAACTTTCCGTTTTGCAAACTCGACTCGACCAATGTGTCAATCTCAGCCTCAAGGTCAATAAAATAAGGCTCGTCTTTTAACGATGCCTTTTCTTCCTTAACCTGACTTCTGAAATTTTCAACTTCCTGCTTTTGTCTGAATGTCTTGGCCCACTGTACGTCGGGGTCGGAAGCAATAGCCTCTTTTAAAATTTCGGGGTCAATTCCGTTTTCTATGAGTTTGTTTTGCCTTTCCTGTTCCTGCTGTTTTTGGACGGCTTCTTGATACTCTGCATAGGTATGTATGCCCTGTGAGCCGTACATTTCTTCGATTACGGCGTCTCTTTCTTCCGCTTTGGCCTTTTGCGTCATAACGTTCAGTCTTTCGCTGAAAGCCTTTGTTTTTGTAACGTCTTCCTTCTGCTCTTCTTGGGTGATTTGCTCCGTTGTTTCGGATTTATTTTCAACCTGTTCAGTGGTTTCCGTTACTTCTTGGGTGGCGAGTCCGTCCGCTACTGCGGCATTAGCAGCCTGTTCTGTTTCGAACATGTGTATTTCTCCTTTTCGTTTGTGGGCGAGGTTCGGACGATGCCGTTTTGCGGCCCATTATAAAAAGCACCCGTATTGAGCGCTTTCAAACTTTTGAAACGGGGCGGAATGCGAGGGAATACAAACCGCCCCCGGATATGTTAAAATAAAACTGTAACTTCTTTTTGAGTGGTTTTATAAAACCTAAACACAAGCGTTTTCCCAGATATTTTATTGCAGTAATCTTCTGCCGCTTCATCTACTGTCGCACCGCGTCCAAACGTTCCGACAATGCAGGAACCGTCTTCAACGTTGCAATCTGCATATTGAATTGCCGTAACGCTTCCGTCTAGAATTTTAAATATTTCAAGTTTTTCGCCATCAAGCTTTAACAGCCTGTCTATCGCTTTCACTGAAACCCTCCTTATTTGCCGCCTTTGCAGCCCTTCTTCTTTGCCATTATGTCGCCTCCTTAAAAAGTGATTAGAGAGCAGATAATCACTTTAAACTAATCTTTCTATGGTTTGGCCTTTGTCGTTCATCAGGAATACTTTCTGGTTGGTTATTAATGCAATCGTGTCGTACTCTTTATGGCCTTCAACGTAAAGCAAAATAATTGATCCGGGATATTCCCACTTTCTTCCGTCAATAAGGTTTTCACAATGTACTTCATGCCCCCATTGCGATTGCCCTTCTGTGGCCTTTAAGAATACCTTGTTCGAGATTTTAACCTCGTCGGGAAATTCCTCTCCGTCGGCATAGCAACAAATATCAAACTCAACGGGCCACCCCTTTTCCCTTGCCTCTTTTTCCTTAAAGTTTCTCTCTTCGTCGTAATTCGTAACTGTTTGCCGGATATCAAGTCCCACGCTTGCAGCTTGCCTTATGTTGTCAATATAACCCCATGTTTCTCCATTCAAATATTTAGCTATCACCTTTCTTTCTCCTTTTCTTACTTTCTATCTGCTCTCTAAAATATAAAAGCGACCACGTTGTGTAAGCGCCTTATTTCTTTTTCTTTGGCTTCCAACCAGCCTTGACCATCGTACCGTAGACGTATCTGTCTGCGGCTTCTCCGGTCAGGCCTTTTTTCTTAGCCTCCGCTTTGAGTTTGCGTTCCATTTCCTTGGGCATTCTGCGCACCTCCCATCATTTGTTTAATCGCAGCGTCGCGCTGTTCTGCCGGTAGTTGCTGTAATTGCGCTAGCTGTTCGTCAGGCAGAGAATCAAGGAAAGCGTCTACGTCGTTTTGCGACTGTTGTTGAACTGCCTGCTGAATCATTTGAATTATCTGCTGTTTTTGTTCGGGTTGCATCTTGTTCAGCGCCTCAGTAAGCATGACGGCCTCGTCTTGGTTTTCGACGTGCTCCAAGATATCGTCCTTGTTCGGGAACTTACCTTCTTCGATCGTGTACCACAAGTCTGCCAGAGTCATTCCTTTACCCTTGAACATTGTCAATGCAGTGTTTACGTAGTAGTTTCTGTCGGTCGGCTTCTCGTCCATGATCTTGACGTTTATGTCAAATTCGGGGACAAAGTTCTCAACCTTGGTCTCGGTTTCAGTCTTTTCACGATCCCAGGGCTTGAACATTTCTGAATTGCTGAACGTTCCTGAGATTGCATTTCCGTCCTGCCCCTTTAATCTGTAATACCTGTCTTCGGTGTAGAATTGCGCAAATCGGTTGATTCTGAGTTTGTTGATATCGATCAGGAAATCTTCGAGTATTTCAACCTTTGCTTTTGTCCTTACGTCTGTTCTTGCTCCAAGTTCCTGGATTGTGGAATATGGTACGTTCGCTCCCGGAGAAAGTCCTTGCTGAATCGGGGTATTGGAAGAAACGGTCTCGATGATCTCCTGCTTTTTGTTCTTATAAATAATCAGCGACTCGGGGGTCTCAACGCCCTCCCGTTCCTTTAGTCCGTGAATGTTATCTACTTCAAGCCATTCCCCGCCTTTGCCGTTGTTTTTGAGGATCTCAACTTTCTGCTTTGGGGTTACGGATCCCTTGGTGTAATACTGACCGCCGAGCCCTTGCCTTGACATAGCTTCGATTTCGATCTCGTCAGCTTTGTTGTGCATTACCTGAGGGATTTTTATATTCCTGATTTCTCCAAATCCGTAAGGAGAGTTTTCGTCGTAGTAGCAAGTCTTATAAACGAACGGATACAGCCCGTCGTCATAAACGTATGGTTCGTAATCCAAAAACACATTATTTGCAACGTAGGCGCAGTGTATGCCCTTTAATTTACCCTCTGCCATGTCTTTGTAGTCCTGGGCCTTATAAGGATCAGGGTTCGCGCTCGGCGGTAAATACTCCTGTGCTTTTTCAAGGAACTTCTTTTTCTTCTCTGGCGGGACGAATGCCGGGAGCCCTCTGTGCCATCCCTCGATCAAGTAGGCTTGTTTCGGGTCACCCCCTTCGTCCTGAAGGTCATTTTCGTTGTTTTCCTCGGAGACGTACTTGCCGTTTTCCCATTTGTCCATGATGTACGAGAGTTTCTTTCGAAATCTCCTGTTGACGAAAGAACACTCCTGCATGCGGTCTTCGAGGTCGATAATAGCGGGGTCGAAAAAAATATCCCTGCGGTCTATGTGAAGTATCCGGACGTCGCCTATCCATCTGTTGGGCCCTCTGCCGCCCATCCAGTCGTTATCCCATAGCACGGCTCCGATGATCGGTCCATATGCGATAAACTGCTGAACCATCTTTTTCCAAGTCGATTTGAAGTTGTTCCGGTGGATCCCGTCATTGTATTGCGAAAGATATGTAAGTTTCTCGGCCAGTTCTTCGTCGCCGTCTTCCGTTGGCTCTATCACAACTTCGGGAGTGCTCACGCAGATGTTGTCTTTGGCGTTCATGATCGCCGGGAATATAAAATTGTCTACTGAATTTGGCCGGGTTTTACGGGATGCTCTTGTCCTATAGGCAAACGACGTGCTCCACTGATCGCCGATGAGCATTTTGTATTCGTCTTCCCATATTGTTTCAACCCCGGCAGATTCGAGCGAATCGTAGTCGGTATAACTTGTCCCTCTGGCACTCTCGGCTGTTTGCTGATTTGTGGTTACGAGGTAGAGCAGTTTACTTTCTTCGGGAGTGCACTGCTGCTTATTGTCTTTTTCGGTTTTGTCTTTTTTCCCAAACATGGTGCTCCTCCTTAATCGTAGAAAGTGTTAGCTTTTAACTCTTCCTTGGTCGGTCTTGTTTCCTTTTCCGGCTTAATCCGTCGGAACGGTTTCGACATAATGTCTTTTTTGATGATCTCCGGCGGTTTCTCCTCGCGCTTAAAATAGCCAATATAAAAGCCGCTGTAGAAAGCGGCGAATATAAATATGGCAAATATGATTAATATAATAATCTCCATGTGTCCTCCTAATTAAAGAAACTGTTTACAGGGTATTTCTCTTCGAAGTCGTCTTCGTCTGTTATGTCTACTTCTTCGGCTAGATGGGATTGCTGATCTCCCACGGCCTCGCAGATCATGTCTGAGAATAAGATGTCGTCATTCTTTCCGCTCATTGCATCGGGTCGGCCTTTGTCATAAACGAACGTCAGGCACTCAAGCAGAAAATCTATGTCCGTGAATAGGTCGACGTTCTCTTCGATCAACGTGATTTCCCGCTCAATTATAAGTGGTCTTGTCGCGCCGTCTGTTTTCCATCCGTACTGATTCTGGACTTTCTCGTCGAGGGTGTTTATCTTCTGCCGTAAATACTGCCTTGGATATTTCCAATCGGTTAAGAGCTCAATCGGGTAAGTGTTAAAGTTGATCTCGATGCCGATTACTGCCGTGTTGTAGTAATGCCCCATGCAGAACATCTGCGCGGTGTAGTCTTTGCTTTTCATTTCGCCATGAAGGGTGGCGCATCGTTTGCCGGTTGAATTGTTTCTGACTGTCCCTGCAAACTTGTCGTTACCCTCGCCCTTGGTGTCGCCGCCTATCGCGTAGGGATAGCCTGGTTTCGGCTCTTCATACATTTTGATGCAGCCGTTTCTGTCGGGGATCCATTTGATTGTATTTTCCAGCGGAACGTCCATTATTTCGGGATTGTTCCACTCAAAAGAAAAACGCCCTCGTTTGGGAGCGTTCTTTTCGTACTCTTGCCTTAATTGTCCGATTCTAGCCTGGATTTTCTCGTTGTTGAAGACGGGGTTTCCGGTAGAGATAAACGCCTCTTCCGGGGTTGTCGGGTTCTCCTGCTTCATCATGTTCCAGTCGGAATTACAGTCGTTTTTCAAAGTCCAGACATACCACTTGATCTGCTCTTTTGTCAGGCCGTAGGTCTCTTTGATCTGCAGAACGTAGTTTCTGAGGCTCAGGCTTAAGCTGTCAACGAGTTTTTGATACTCGGTGATATCGCAGGGCATCCGATACTCTTTCAGGTGCCACCATGCGAAGAATAAAGGAGTCCACTCGTTACGGCCTTGCACTGCATCGTCCCACAAATCCTTGAAGTCATTATATCCGTTTGCCGTGCTCTCGATGACGACTTCCGTGTCCTGGGTCTTTGGTACGGCCTGTAATATTCCGGCCAGTTGCTTCTTCGGCTCCTTACCGTCAGGGGACGGCCATAGCGCAAATTCCGACAGATGGGCGTAAAAGACGGTATCGCCACGGCCTATCGTTACATCTCCGGCGACCTGGATGCTGATTTTAGAGTTGAGCCCTTTATCTTTGCCCGTGTATCCGGTAGGGGTATCAAATATCAGTTCCCTGGCGTTAGACGCTCTGGTCATGGGTTTTACGTCGGCCGGAAGGTTATTGTACATATATCGGGCTTTTTCAAATATTGTCGCCGTCGTGGGCGCTTGGTGCGCCACAATCAGCCCGGTGCGATTGCTGTTTGTGGTAGTATTGTAGATCATGCGGCCCTGCTCGTTGGTTGAGACTCCCTCTTGCCGAGCCTTTAGGACGATGATTCTGACGGGCTTACCCTCCGCCCTGATGCGCCCGACGGTGCGGTTTATAATATCTTGGATTTCGTTGTGCTCAAAGTTGACTCGTTCTCCATCCTTGTTGACGATCTTTATGTTGCGGCGCGAAAACAGTTTATAGTCCGTTTTGCTTTTCTCTCGCTGCTCGATCTCCAATAGGCGGATCAGTTCGGCGTCTTCCTGCGGTGTTCTCATGGCATCTTTTTGCCGCACATTGGGCAGAATTTCGGCTCAATCAACGATTCGGTTGGATGCCCTGCGTTATTCCACCACAGAGGCATATTTCTCTCGTTGCAGTATTCGCATCCATCCCCTACTGATATTTGTTCCCTCTGTTTTTCTTCTGGCTTGCGTTGTATAAAGCTTCTGCATTCTCCACTTCCAAACGCTTTCATTTTACAATCGTTTTGAAATATACATCCTCTACAAAATTCAATCATTCTCTTTTCCTCCCGATAAAAAAGACAGCCGTTAGACTGTCTCAAGCGGTTTACATAATATTATTTTCTCGCTTTCGTTGAAAATAAACAAATGTTCTTTTTCGGTTCGCTTTTGATTTTGGTCTTAGCCCGGTGATTTTTATGCCTTTTGCCGAAAACCACTGATAAAATGGTTTACATAAAACCGATTTTAGCGCATCTATTCCGAAAATGTATATTTAAGGCGATGATGTTTTATTTATTTTGCAACTCTGCGATCCGTTTCTGCCGTTCCTCACGAGTCCAGTCCTCATACTTGATTGGCCCACCGTCCTTGCCGGTGAGTTCCATTTTATCGGTAAACATGCCTAAGTGCTTGCCTATTAATTCAAGTGATCGGTTTGCTCCTGCGTAGGCAAATTGGTATTCTCCCGATTCAACCATTTCGTTGCCTTGACGTATCATTACAGGCTCTTGCTGCAAACATCGCTCTGCGACCTCTTTAAGGTTGTTTAACACCCATTCTACAGTTAAAATGTTGCGTTCTGCGAGGTTTTCTTGCAATTCTTTAAGTCTACCCTTAATCTCCCCCCTTTGCGCTATCTCGCTTGCTCTCTTGTCGATGGTTGCGTTTTTCATGGCTCCACAGTTATACGCTTGCTTGTACGCCTCTCTCTGGCTCAGCCCGGAAAATAAGCCCTGGACGTATCTCTCCTGCTTTGGTGTTAATGTATCTTTAGCCATTAGGCTCACCTCCTTTGTGTTCTGGCTCAATAAAAAGACAGCCCCTCAGGACTGCCTCATTTGATCTATTAACTTTTTTATAGCCTCGTGCTCTGCGTCTGATATCCAGTAGTTCCGTTTTTTTCGACCGGTGGGCTTTCGGCCGGAGCCTTCGCGCTTGCCGCCGTGCTTATTGCCATCTGCCATCGTCCAATTGCCTCCTGTACTTTTTATACTGGCTGTCCCATCCTGCCCGCTCTCCGTTGTACTCGATGATTTCTCCCGCTTCCGCTCTGCCAAATTTTTTGGCGATATCAACGATGTTTGTTAGGTCTGTTGTGGCCGTGTAAAGCTGACCTTGTGTGTTGTCGCTTGCCATCCAAAACGTGATCTCTCTCATTTTAAGCCTCCCTATAGGGGTTGTAACCCTCTGCGCCCTCGTTATAAGTGTCGTCCCATGACTTTTCGTTGGCCTTGCGTTTGGTTTCTTTCGTTGCGTCCCAAACGCTTTCAATGATTTTTTCGTTTTCGTTGATTATCGGAGCCAAGATCTCTAACCATCCTTCAAGTCCTTCGGGGGAAATCCCGTTTGCTCCGTAAACATTTGTGCAATCAGGGTTAATGATTTCGTATACTACCGGACAAGATTCGTCTAATTCGCCCAGCCATCTATTTTCGCTCGCCTTTACAATATAGCCTTTGCTCTCGATCGCCTTAATGGTCTCGCTTAACATTTTCGTTTCCTCCTTGCGGGGTTGCCGCTCCTTTATCTTGATTTCATCTTATCACAATCAAGTTTGGTTGTCAACCCCTTTTTTTAAATTATTTTTTCGGAGGAAATCGCTACATATAAAAGACAGCCCGTTAAGACTGTCCTTTGTAGGTTTCAATTAATAACTTCACCAGTTCTGGTTTGCTGAGTTTCAGATCTTGTCGAAGCCTCTCAATCTCGTCGCATAGCTCCGGTCTCAGCCTCATGGAATACTGCTTATAGGCTTTCTTGTTGTACTTGTCGTTCGCTTTCTGGCGTGGTGTTGGCATGGCGGTTCTCCTATTGGCGGTTTTCTATAAATCTGCGGACGTACATATGGTCGACTTGCTCCCTATCGTCACCGCTTAAACTCCATATGTCTGAAAGGTAGGCCCCGATAACACAAAATTCGTCAGATGTTTGCGCTATTGCATCAATCCATACGTCAAGGTCTTTGCTGCCCTCAAAATACTGATCGTTAATCCTGCGATTTTTAGCAATGGTCGCGGTTGCCTTAAATATCTCTTGGCAACATCCTTTGCAGGCGGCATTTACGGCGTACTTGGCATATTCCGCTACTGTACTTTCGTCTTCCTTCATGTCTGAGATTATTCTTCGTGCGGCAGGGGCTTCTTCAAGCGTGATAATTCTTTTGCTTTCTTTGTTCATTGTTACGTTCATTTTCATACCTCTCTTTACTTTCCGAGAGGCTTCATGCTATAATCATTTTACCTCTCGATTACTGGTAGTAGTTGATAGGTTTGCCCCTGGTTTCGTTGGTAGCGGTCAGGGGCTTCATTTGTCCTTATCATACCATGCTATCAGTACACTGTCAAGAGGTATTTTCGAGTTATTTTTTCGACATAAAAAGAACCGCTATGCCTTTTCAATTCGAACGCTAACGGTTCTAATTTATTTAAGGCTCCGAGTCCGAAGATCACCGAAGTACGTTCCGCGTTAATCCTGCCCCTGTAAGTGTAATTTCAAGAACTCGGCCCGTCATTAGGCCCCTCGGCCCTGCTTAGGCAATTCTAAATAATTTTAACTCCGTACTCACGGCAGGGGCAGGATTTGGACATAATCTATAACTCTACTAACACTATAATAAACTTAAACATTGTCCCTGTGGTGACGAATTTTACCTTTTTTTATCAAGCAGAAAAAAGAATAACCGTCTGATTTGGTAAAATTCTCCCCTGCTACAAACCGGCAACTGGTCACCGTGTACCCTGGCATAATCGTACATGAAATCGTAACCTGCACCTTCCTGCGTGACGTTCCATATAAGGAATTGGTAATCGTCTGAATGGCTCTGTATTGCTGTTTGTTCAATCATTTCGCATCTGCTATGTAATTCTGCCCTTCTGACCGCCAAGTCGCCTGTAGGGTCTTCCGTGATGTTAGTCTGGCTATGCGGCATGCCTGACATTGAAGGGCTTTTAACGGAATCCGTAAAGTTTTCTAACTCTTTTTGCCATTCGCCGTATTGCATGCAAAAGTTTAATAATTCGTTGTACCGTCTTTTACTGATTCCGTATTTGTCTAGTCTTATTTGTCTTCTATTTGTCAAAGCCTCGCCTCCTTACCGTTCTGGCGGTAGGACGTAGACCGGCTCCATGTCTACCGCCCTAAACACGCTCCCTTTGCTGTTTTTGAGATATAAACCAAACCCTCTATTACAAACAAGATTCCACTCCTTTCGTTTTCCATTCCATACCGGCTGTCCGTCCATCTGCCGCAGTTCGTCAAGGGTCAACTGGTGGGGTATCTGCTTTTCTATGTACGGCAGACATGCGTAAAGAAGATGCAAGTCTGTGCCGGTTATATGCGGATGTGTCGACTTTATTTGTACGACTATTTCTTCTGGTTTCATTTCTCTACCTCCTGCGGCCCGCGCCAGTCAAAATTATCACATCTTCCTATATGGCTATCCTGGCACTTGCATACGTCGTTATTAAGGCATATTCTGCAACCATATCTACCGGCGCAATGGATATATTGCATGTCCGAAACTGCCGCCTGTTCCCTGCGCTGGGATTCAGCAAGGCAATCCAACAGATACGGGATATCCTCTCGGGCGTGGGCAATAAATCCAGCGTTTGAATCCGTTGCCCCGACAGGTTTATTGTCTGTACCCTGTATCTGATTTTCAAATAAGCAGATTCGTTTACCGTTCCCGATCTCCACGTTGTTTATATTCCACGGTCCTGGTGATGCTTTCTCGCACCGTTCACGTATCTCTGCTATACGCTTTTCGTCTATCATTTCTTCCCCTCCCCTCTCAACTTCGCAATAAATCCCTTAAATCTGCTGGCAACCGTCGGTTTCTCTACCGTTCCCCACGCGTCATCTATGTAGTCCACGTCCTCGAACAGCGGCCCGAACTCTTTCACCGTGTCCGTGTTGTCGCCCATTTCCAGATCAAACGGCTCAAACTTTTTCGCTGTCTCTACAGTTTCGGTGTCCTGTATATACTCTTTGGCCTCGTCCCTTTGCCTTAACACAACCGCCTCGCCAACGGTCGTAATGCGCGGTTTTTCTTCGCTCTGGCGCAGAATTCCGGGATTTTCGATATATTCCTCTGCCGTGAGGGTTATATACCTCATATCGCAATTTCTCCGCATAGCAATTTTCTCGGGTAACACCGCATCGACTACGCGCTGGTATCCGTCAAAGCAGACTGGTTCTTTTGGGCGGAACCGAAACGGCGTTACCTCGGTATGTGTTGCGTTCACCGGCACTGTCCTTTCGGCCCGGACCGGTACCGCCTTGGCCGTCGGCACTTCCGGCTCGGTTTTCCGCAACGATTCCGGCGGTTCAACGTCCGCTTCGGGCAATTTATCAATATTGATCCGCCTCTGTCCGCGCCGTTCCTTGTGCGGAATGCCTAATTTCTTTTCGAGTCGCTGGCATCGCTCCGTGAAATTTTCCGACGGCGTTATATTGACCGCATTCGCTACGGCATAATAACTGGTATACCGTCCGTCCCGCAGCACCTCGGCAAGTTGCTCGTCTGGCACCTTTGGCTTTCTTCCTGCCATTTTATCTCCTTCCCCTAGGTGGCAACCTAGTAATCATTGTTTTGGCAGTCTCTTGGGACACCATTTCGGGCTAGTTTTTAATTCATTCAGCTCAATTGCAGGAAAAGAGTCTTCTGATGAAACTTCTTTATTTACACAGTACCTTGCTTTTGCAAGCCCTTGATACATTCTTCTCCTATCGGTTGACGAACCGGCAAGTCCCATGCCCTCCCTGTAATTTTCACATTCTTTACATTTTGGAACTATCATTTTACCCTCCTAATAGAAAACTGTTATTCATTATTTTTTCAGCGGGCAAGTTCTTGGACATGTTTTTCCCGTAAAACATAAGCTGCTTAAATGCCCCTTGCTTTGAGGATGCTCGCACATGTAAGCATCCTCACAAAATGGCGGTCTCCCGCTTGACGCCCCGATTCCTGCGACTCTATGATTCGTGTATTTCTTCGCGTGTTCGCATTCACTACACTTCATTTCGGTTTACCTCCTTAGTAGAAATTATTTTAAACCCCCAACGGGGCATATGTGGCAGTCATATCCTGCATCGGCTCCTTCGCATATATCGCAGAGGTCTAATCCGTTCTGATAATCCTCTATCCATCGATACAATTCCTCCGGTGATGGGAAGTTCCGTCGTGTCAGTCCAAGTTTCTCCCTGATACATTGGTCTACGCCGCAACTGTCCCACCATGAAAATAATTCTGCTTTCCCGATTTGCTCGTCCTTCTCAGGATCAAACAAACTCACTCCCGCCGCGTATGCCCACTTTCACGCATTGATTTTCCGGTTCTTTTAGTATCTGCTTTTCATTGCCGTCCTTGATACCGTCCGCATACCCGCTAACATATGCCGCTCTGGTCTCCGTTTCGATTTCGTCTTTTAGGCTTTCAAGCAGCAGACTAATTTCCCAGACTGATTCCGCGGTTTCCGAAAATTTTGGTGTTCCAATCAAGGCGTCTGTCAAATCATTCACCAGGGCGTTTAGCTCGCCTTGGATTTTGTCTATGGCTTCAATCTTCATTCCGTACCTCCATCGTTTCAAAATAAAATTTAATTGGTTTTGGGTTCGGCAGCACCAGACCGTACCGTACGGCATTTTTGTATGTAATGCTGTCCCGTGCCAACACCCTCGGCCAGTCCTCGATCATTCTCCGGAATGTCTCTATCGTACTGGCACTTTTAAAGTGATTACAGGATCGGCAGGCCGGAAGCATATTGTCAACTGTATCTGCACCACCACGCTCAAGAGCTACGATATGATCTGCTTGCATATCCTTGATCTGTATTGGTGCTCCGCAGTAAGCGCAATGACCGGCGCATTTTTCGTATACCTCCCACCGCTCCGCTTTTGACAGCTTCTTTCGCTTTTTCAAGTACTCCCCTCCTAAATAAAACTAAGATGTTAAAATTCCACTCGCTGACCGCAGCGATAGCAATATTTCAACCCAACCATCCATACGGGAAGATCGCTACTGCAAACAGGGCATTTATACAGTATTGCGGGACTCCTTATAGGCTCAAAGTCTCTTACTGCTTTCTTAACTTTTAATCGTCTGTATATTTCAATGACTTTCATAACTTACCTCCAACTAACTGCCGAGTTCTATCTCAGCTATTGCTTTAAAAATTGGGTATGCTTGCTGCGGTACAACCATATTACCTATAGCTTTAAGTCGGTGTACCCCTTCGGTAATCCCATTATCGTTTCGTTTAACTCTGCTGCTTGGATCGGCGAAAAACCCTGCCATATCCAACGGTAGGTTGTCCTGTCTTGTGCCCCACGAATCAAGCATTTCGATATACTCTTTTGAGGGGCTGAGGCCGATACTTTTATCCATGCTTCCCCGTCGCTCGCTATTGGACGAGGCAACAATGAAGATTCGATCGCCTCGGAATTTTGCCCCCACGGCACAAGCTGGAATCTGTAATACCCCCCCCGAATACCCAATATGTTCCAACTGTGAAAGGCATATCTCGATCCCCATAGTGAGGATTCCAGGAACATTTTCACCAATAATCCAAATCGGTCTGATCTCTGAAATAACTCTAAGCATTTCCGGCCAGAGGTAACGGTCATCATCCTCGCCTTTTCGCCGCCCGGCTTGACTAAAGGGCTGGCAAGGGAATCCCCCAGAAATAATGTCAACTGTATGTAATCCTGTTCGCTCATAAAAACTCTCCTTTGTGAGTGTTCTGATGTCTCTCCACCGAACAACGTCGGGCCAATGCTTTTCTAAAACCTTCGTTGGATAGTCTGCCCATTCACATTGCCCCACCGTCCGAAAGCCGGCCCATTCAGCAGCCAGATCAAGGCCGCCGATCCCGGTAAATAAACTTAAGTGTGTCAACTCCATCTGATCTGCTCCTTTCAAATCTTAGTTAGAATTACTTTTTTATAAAAGTCATTGAAATTTGTACCTTTTAAACAATGATCCTTTGTTGCTGCCGGCCGCTGCCATTGCTTCTCAAACCTCGTCCAATCCTTACTGTATGGGATTTTTTCATCATTGAAATTCTGATATAGCTGCGCTCTCGGCATGGCTCCGATCCGGAATATTTCCTGTAATCTAGCTTCATTCTTTTCCATAGTCTCAGGGGTTGCATTCTCTCCACCGATCAGGGCATAGCAGTAAATTTTGCTTTGATCGAATCCGGCTTCATTCAGCTTCTTAACGGCTTTTCTAAGCGGTTCAATTGCATTATCGCTGTCACACGCAAGCCATATTTCCGATATTCTGCTATGTTCTTTCTTGCCTCGCTTATAGGTGAGCGCCCTGATATTTTCTGTGAAATGATCGTCAATCAATGAAGTTTGCAGACCGCCTTTAAAGCAGATCCCCTTTTGGGTTTTCAACATTTCAAAGACTTTATCCTTATGCTCCCGGCTGTATTGCAGGAAGTTGTTATCCTGAATGATGTTTCCGGTGTAGATCGGCAATTCCTGAATCGGTCCTTCAAGTTTTGGTACTCCGCAGAATCCGCAATGGTTGTTACATCCTCTCGATGTAAAAATTACGTTGCTCTTGACATACATGCCTTGCTGGAATCCTTTTACCGGAGAATTAAACGCCGGACCACCCAGCAAAACCGGCTTATCTGTTATGCCTTGCCACTGGAATTGAAGTTCCCTGCAATATGGCCTGTCCCATGTGAAAATGCAAGAAATATGTACTTCATCATGATCTGGAACGAGCATATCCGGCATTCCGATGTAGACCATATCGTCGTCCGGCGTGTATGAAGTTCTTTTCGGGAATACCCTTAAAATCCGTTTCATTTTCTCTCCTTGATCTGGAAACTTAGCTTAGACTATTGATCAGTTTCATCTTTGCAGAATTTACAGCACGTATTGCATTTCTGCCATTCTTCGGAGTATTCGGCGTAACCGTCCTCGCCATTGGTGTATTTGTGAACCAGAGCATTCACGCAGCGTTCGCATGACTCCGCATAAACAATGATCGCCTCTGATAATGTGAAATCTCCGCTGTTCACCATTGCGAGGATAGTCTTTTCATCGTTCCATGTTGAATGACCAACCATAACCTCTCTCGCTCCGCTACCGTTCCACTTTTTAGGCCATAAATGCCATTTTTTCTTTGTCTGCGTTCCATGACAGAGCTTGCATTCTCTCCCGACAATTCCGTCAATCCAGCCGTATGTAGGAACGATATATTTTCTCGGATGCTTGCATTTATCAACGTCTTCCTGCTTTATTAGTTTCAGGTGGGTTGTGGTAAGTGACTTTGGAAATCTTGACACCTGGTAAACTGCGCCTGCCGGCTCACAATACTCTTCGTCGTTTGGTATTACATTTCCGTTTTCATCCTCATACCATAAGGTTTTAAGATCCTTTTCTTTATCAATTTTCATTTGAATTTCTCCCTTCAATTTTAGAAACTTAGCTTGGATTATTTACCCGGTTCCCCTCCCGGGCGTTCCGTTCAATTCCCCCTGATCTCTAATCCCTATACCGGCATCTTGAACAAAACACTTAATTTCTCCCTGATCTCTTCCGGCATTGGCTCTCGCTTTATTTCTGGCTCGGATAATGCGTCAATTTCTCGCTGTCGTTTTTCCCATTCTGCGCGCCTTATATCGGCTGCCAGTGTCCTTATCTGTCCAATAGCCGGAGGAAATCCCTTTGAGTCAGTCTTGATAAATTCCTTTACGGCCTTAGCTATGTATACCGAATCGTCGTCTGACAGCATTTCAGTCCAAAGAGTGGTTGCGTCGTCAATCTCCGTTTGGTTTTTGTAATAACTTGGATAGGCCACCTTGATAGCCGACATGACTGTCGTTACTTCCATTTCGTTCATTTTCGATCATCCCCTTTAATTTATCCTTGAATGGGTTTCCGCTTGGCTTCGGTTTTGCTTGGTAGTTTGCATCTATGTAATCCAGATACCCCCCGTTAAAAAACGTGCTGCCGTGTTGAAGATATGTCTTGTCCGTTACCTCCCCGTCGTACCGTGTGATTGCCCTTAACAATTCATCTATCCCGATTCCATAAAGAATTAATTTTTGTGAGTCTTTAATTTTTGCCTTGCCTTTTTTAAGCGGGTATAGTTTCCATAGTTCTTCAAAGAAACTATCTATATCTTTTTTTGTAGTTTTATTTATATTTTCATTTTCATTATCATTTTCACCTAGCTTAGCCTTATGCTTTCCATGTGCTTTACCATGTGCTAAGCTAGTGCTTTTTTTTCTCCCTCCTTTTTTACCATTTTCAACCCTTGATTCTATGTATTTGGAACGCTTTTCTGTTTCAATGTCCATTCTGACGTTAAAATATAGTCCGCTTTCGTCTATTTGAAATTTCTTCATAACGTCAACCGGAATTAAACCTAAGGCTAAGCATATGGTTTTTTCCGATAAATGGCCTTTTTGGTGTTGCATACAGAGAAGGGTAATATACTGTCCGCGCTCCTCCATAGTTAGATCGGAAACGCCGGTTAAAAAATCCGATGTGTAGAACAATACTGCTGGGTCTTTATTTCCCATTTACTTACCCTCCCTAATAAGGCGTATCGTCGTCCTCGAGCGCCTGGAACCCTTCGGGAATCTCAGGGGCTCCCTTGGCGTCCTGCCTCTCAAACCCTGCGCCGGACTTATCCCCCCACTCTAAAAATTCAACTCGATCAGCAACGACGTCAGTGGTATATACTGTAGCGCCCTCTTTGTTTTTATAGCTGCCTGTCTGCAGTCTTCCCTGGATCGCGGCCATTCTTCCTTTTGTAAGGAAGCGTTCGCAATTTTCCGCCTGCTTTCCGAATACAGTGATCCGGATGAAGTCGGCCTGCTTATCCTTTGCGAAAGGACGATCCACGGCGAGCGTAAACGTCGCCACCGCGTTCTGGCTTTCCGGGATGTATCTCAATTCAGGGTCTTTAGTTAATCTTCCGAT